GCTTTAAATGAATATTATAGACAATTTCCAAGATCTGAAAAGCATGCGTTTAGAGATGAAACTTTAAATTCATTATTTAACTTAACTAAAATTTATGAACAAATAGATTTTAATGAAGAAATGGTAATGAAAGGGCATATATCAAAAGGTTCTTTTGGATGGGCAAACGGTATTAAAGATACAAAAGTTATATGGACACCCAATGCTAACGGTAGATTTAGAATATCGTGGATTCCTCCAAAGCTTATGCAAAATAGTATTGTTATAAAAAACACATTAAAATATCCGGGTAATAACGGATTAGGTGCATTTGGCTGTGATCCTTATGATATATCAGGTACAGTAGGCGGTAGAGGTTCAAATGGTTCCTTACACGGACTAACTACATTTTCAATGGTTAGCGATGTACCAAATAGCAAGTTTTTTTTAGAGTATATAGCAAGACCACAAACAGCTGAAATATTTTTTGAAGATGTATTGATGGCTTGTATATTTTATGGAATGCCTTTATTAGCAGAAAATAACAAACCAAGATTACTATATCATTTTAAAAGAAGAGGGTATAGAGGTTATTCTATGAATAGACCTGATAAATTAATTGGTAACTTATCTAAAACAGAATTAGAATTAGGAGGTATACCTAACTCTTCAGAAGACATTAAGCAAGCACATGCTTCTGCTATTGAATCTTATATTGAAGAATATGTGGGTAGAATTGGCGAAAACAATGGAAACATGTTTTTCCAAAGAACCCTTGAAGATTGGGCACGTTTTGATATATCTCGTAGAACAGCTCATGATGCTTCAATAAGCAGCGGCTTAGCTATAATGGCTTGTCGAAAACATTTATACCGTCCTAGAGCGGAAAAAACAGTTACAAAAGTTCCTTTTCAACTATCAAAATATAGAAACGAAGGATCAAGAAGTGAGATAATAAAATAAATATGGCAAAAAATAAAATGCAAAGTTACGCCTTTCCTACACAGGCAGTTTCAGATTCCATTAAAATAACAGTTGAATATGGATTATCTGTAGCTAAAGCAATTGAGCAAGAGTGGTTTAACAAAGACAATAATGGTGTCGGAAAGTTTTATAATTCTCGTCAAGAGTGTCACCGATTAAGATTATACGCAAGAGGAGAACAATCTATACGTAAATACAAAGATGAATTTGCAATTAATGGAGATTTATCTTACTTAAATTTAGATTGGAAACCTGTGCCTATAATACCAAAGTTTATTGATATTGTAGTAAATGGAATGCAAGATAGAACTTTTACAATAAAAGCTGTTGGTCAAGATAATATATCAACAGGTAAAAGAACTAAATTTGTTAATGATGTTCAACAGGATTTAAATACAGCAGACTTACTTTTAAATATTGAAGAAAAATTAGGAGTTTCTGCTAGAAATTTTGCGGTTAATGATTTGCCAGCGAACACAGAGGAGCTTGAATTATATATGCAACTTAATTATAAGCAAGGTATAGAACAAGCGGAAGAACAAGCAATTGAAAATATTTTTAAATGTAATAAATATGACGACGTTAAAAAGCGTATTGATTATGACTTAGCTACAATTGGTATTGGATGTGCTAAGCATGGGTTTAATAATACCGACGGTGTAACCGTAGATTATGTTGATCCTGCTAACTTAGTATGGTCTTATACGGAAGACCCTAATTTTACAGATTGTTATTATTTTGGAGAAGTTAAAAATATAAATGTTAATGAGTTAAAAAAAGAATTTCCTAATTTAACAAATGAACAAATAGAATCTATGACTAAAAAAGGTTCTAATTGGAATATCTATAATACTTATAATCCTCAGGATTATTATTTAAATGATTCATTATCCCAAAACAATACAGTTACATTGTTATATTTTAATTGGAAAACATGGGAACATGATGTATATAAAATAAAAGAAGTATCAACGGGAGCTAAAAAAGCAATTGAAAAAGACGACACTTTTGATCCACCTGTAGATGAAAATACAAGATTTGAAAAAGTAAAACAAACAAGAGAAGTTGTATATGAAGGAGTATTAGTTTTAGGCACACAAGAATTATTAAAGTGGAAAAAAGCTGACAATATGGTTAGGCCTAGCGCAAATATAAATAAAGTAATGATGAATTATATTGCAAGCGCTCCAAGAATATATAAAGGAAGTATTAATTCTCTTGTTGCTAAAATGACCCCTTATGCAGATCTAATTCAATTAACACATCTAAAATTACAACAAGCTATACAAAGAATGACACCTTCAGGGGTTTATTTAGATGCTGATGGTTTAGCCGAAATAGATTTAGGTAACGGAAATAATTATAACCCTCAAGAAGCATTAAACATGTATTTTCAGACGGGATCTATTATAGGTAGATCGCTGAATGTAGAGGGAGATCCTAATCCAGGTAAAGTTCCAATTACTGAATTACCAGGAAGTGGTGGTCAACAAATACAAGTATTAGTTGGTGCATACAATCAATATATTCAAATGATTAGAGATGTAACCGGATTAAATGAAGCTAGAGATGGTTCTGATCCTGATCCAAATTCATTAGTGGGTGTTCAAAAATTAGCAGCAGCTAATAGTAATGTAGCTACAAGGCATATATTATATAGTAGCATGTTTATTACTACTAGTTTAGCTGAAGCTATTTCTTTAAGATTTAAAGATGTACTTGAATTTCATCCGACTAAAGAAGCACTTATAGATTCATTAGGTCAATTTTCAGTAGGATCATTAGAAGAAGTTAAAAATCTTAATTTACATGACTTTGGTATATTTTTAGAACTTGAACCTGATGAAGATGAAAAAGCTATATTAGAAAGTAATATACAAATGGCTTTATCAAAAGAAAATATATTTTTAGAAGATGCAATTGATATTAGAGAAGTTAAAAATATAAAACTAGCTAATCAATTACTTAAATTTAGAAGATTAGCTAAACAACAATCGGATCAAGCACAAGCCCAAGCAGCAAGTGCGGCTCAAGCTAAAGCGCAAGGAGACGCTCAAATTGCAATGGAAGCTGCAAAAGCAGATGCCGAACAAATTAAAACTACATCTAAAATTCAATTATCTACTGCAGAAAATGAAATGGAAATAAAGAAAATGGAATTAGAAACTAGAGCTAAAAAAGAGCTTATGCAATACGAATTTAATTTAAATGTACAATTAAAAGAACTAGAGTTAAAATCTAGAATGGAGTTAGCACAAACTAATAATGCATCAATGCTCCAGCGAGAAGAAATCAGGGAAGAAGCTAAAGTACCTTCAGGGAAAATAAGTGGAGCACCTAATACAGATAAACCTGTAAAAGATTTTGAATCTAAAGGTAATGATACTTTAGGTGGATTTGACATGGGCAGATTCGAATCATCATAAATATTAAACAACTATTATATTATATAAAATTATGGAAAACCAAGTTGAAGAAAAAGTGGAAGTAAAATCAGTTGATACTGAAACTCCTAAATCACCTCAAGAAAAAGAAGCTGCAGTTTTAGAACAGGCAGTTGAAAAAGGCGAGGTTGCTAAAGAGTATGGGCTCCAAGAAGATGGAGTCTATAAAGTTAATTTAGACAAACCCCCTGTTAAAGAACAAAAAACAGAAGAACTTAAACAAGAAAAAACAGATGCCGTTCAAGAGCCAGAAACAAAGGAGGAAGTGTTACGCGATGAACGATCCGAAGTGGGATTGTCAAGCGTGGGATCAGAAGTACGGGAAACCCCCGAAAACGCTGAAGAAGTTAAGCAAGAAATAACTTTAGAAGAAAATAAAGAAACCACTGAATCTCCTTTAGAACTAGTAAATGATGAAGAAGATACAACTGACAAGGTGGGAGTGGAGCCAAGCACTAAAAGTGCCGAGCCCACACCGGAACCTAAAGAAATATTACAGGAAGCAAAAACACAAGAGCTACCTGAAGACGTAAGTAAATTAGTTAAGTTTATAGAGGATACAGGAGGAACTGTAGAAGACTATGCAAAACTTAATAGAGATTTAGACAAAATTGATAATATTACTTTATTAAAAGAATATTATGAATTTACTAAACCTCATCTAGACAAAGAAGATATTAATTTTTTAATGGATAAAAACTTTGCTTACGATAAAGAATTGGACGATCCGTCCGATATTAAAGCTAAGCAATTAGCTTTTAAAGAAGAATTATTTAATGCTCAAAAAACTTTTAAAAAAGTAAAAGACCAATATTATACTGATCTTAAGTTAAGAAAAGAAAAAGATATTGATCCAAAATACTCAAAAGCTTTAGAGTATTATAATAATCAACAGCAATTATCGAAAGAAGAAACTAAACAAAAGGAAAATTTTTTAAATAAAACTAACGATGTTTTTAACAATGATTTCAAAGGTTTTGATTTTAAGGTTGGAGAAAATAAATATAGATTTAAAATAGATAATCCTACAAAAACAAAAGAGTTTCAATCAGACATTAATAATTTTTTAAATCAATACTCTGATAACAAAGGTAACTTAACAGATCTAAATAAATATCATAAAGCTTTATTTACTGCACAAAATGCAGATAAAATTGCAAATCACTTTTATGAGCAAGGCCGTGCCGACGCTATAAAACAATCCGCAAAAAAAGCTAAAAATATTAATATGGATCCAAGAGCCGATGCTTCATCTGTAACTACGAGTTCTGGTGATACAATTAGAGTAGTATCTGGAAATTCTTCCGACAAGTTGCGCATTAAATGGAATAAATAACAACTTAAAATCAAAACACTATGGCTTTTACTGCTGGCGTACCCGCCGCTTTACAACCAACCCAGACTAAAACACTTTACTCTGGGAACTACATTGATTTCACAGCTGCGGCTTTTGATCAATGGACACAACAATTTTTACCAGACGTATACGAAAAAGAAGTTGAAAGATATGGAAACAGATCTATCGGTTCTTTCCTTCGTATGGTTTCTGCTGAGATGCCTTCCACTTCAGATCAAATTATCTGGACTGAGCAAGGAAGACTACATACTAGATATGCTAACGTAATACCAAGAGGTAATGCAGGTGTAATGCCTGCTGCTGGAGGTGGACAAGCTGCAATTGGCGCTGATGCTAATGCAGGTGGCGT